GCTGCGAAAACAGCGGTGCAGGCTGCCACCGACATTGTCAACGCCTTTAACACTGGCGGTCTGTCGGCGGCTCTGAACAAGGTGAAAGAGCTGGTGCATCAGCTGGCGGTGACTATGACCACAGAGCTGCCGAACATCCTGCCGGATCTGCTGGACGGTTTCAACAGCCTGATCATGACACTGGTGCAGTCCGTCGGTACGCTGCTGCCGCCGCTGCTCACCACCGTGCTGCCGATTCTGGTGTCGTCGTTCCTGGAGCTTGTCACACAGCTGGCACAGTATCTTGCCGCATCTGCACCGATGCTGATCGGCAGCGTTATGACAGCACTGCTGCAGGTCATTGCAGCCATTGAGCAGGCTGCACCGGCAATCCTTGCGGCGGTCAACACATTGCTGCAGGCGGTCGTGACATTTTTCTCCGGGAACGCTGCTGCGTTGATTGCAATGGCGGTCAACATTGTGTCGAAACTGGCAAGCGGTCTGATCTCTGCATTGCCGACACTGATTGCAGCGGCTCTGCAGCTGGTAGACGGATTGGTGCAGGGGCTGGTACAGAATCTCCCGGCTCTGATCGATGCGGCAGTACAGCTTGTCCAGTCGCTGTGTGACGGCTTGATAAAAAGTTTGCCGGAACTGTTGGGCGCTGCTGTTAAAATCGTTCTGGAACTGGTAAACGGCTTGCTGGAGAATCTGCCGGCATTACTGGACGCTGCTCTGGAGATGATCGACAGCCTGGTGCAGGGCTTGCTGGACTGCCTGCCACAGCTGGTGCAGGCTGGCATTGATCTTGTCATGGGACTGGTGCAGGGATTGATCCAGAACCTTCCTGCGATCCTGCAGGCGACTCTTCAACTGCTTACCGGGATGCAGAACACATTGCTGAATAGCATACCGCAGCTGATTACTGCGGCAATTCAGCTTGTTGGCGGTATCGTGACAGGACTTGTTGCTGCGATTCCGCAGCTGGTTGCTGCAATCCCGCAGCTTGTCTCCGCAATCGTGAATGGTGTACAGCAAACAAATTGGCTGCAATTGGGCATTGATATTTTAAAAGCAATCTTGGACGGCATTGTATCATTTGAGACGACGCTATTTGAAACATGGGGAGCAATTTTTTCTGGAATGTTTGATAAGATTGCACAATGGGCTTCCGATGTTTGGGAAAAAACAAAAGAAGCAGCGTCAAACATTTGGAATGCTATTGTTAACGGGTTGCAAGATTTGCCGTATAAGGTAGGGCATTTTGTCGGAGCAATGTTTCAGAAAATCGTGGATTTTGCGAAAAATGCACCGGCAAAAGCAAAAGAAGCAGCGTCAAACATTTGGAACAACATTGTTGCAACGATTCAGGCATTGCCCGGAAAAATCGGCGAATTTTTCTCCGGTGCTTTTCAAAAAATCGTGGATTTTGCGACATCTGCCCCAGCAAAAGCAAAAGAAGCGGCAGAGGGTATTTTTGATAATATTAAAAATACACTGGAAGAGTTACCGGAGAGAATGCTTGAAATTGGTGATAACATTGTTTCCGGTATCTGGGATGGTATCACTGGTGCAGCTGGATGGTTGAAAAGTAAGGTCAGCGGATTTGTTGACGGAATTGTGGATGGCTTTACCGGTAAGAAGGGACTGGATAGCCACAGCCCGTCAAAGCGTATGAGCAAAGATGTTGGTCGGTGGATTCCTGCCGGAATTGGTGTTGGAATGCTTGATAATGCCAAATCAGCTTTAAAAGCGGTGTCGCAGGTGTCGGATGCAATCGTATCCACGGCGCAATTACAAATCCCTCAGATTGTGGGCAACATGGGGGCAGTTGGTTCTGCGCTGCTTCCTGTTCCGTCTGGCGATGGCGGAACGGTCAATAATTATTACAACAATAGTCGGACTGTTAACCAAACCAACAATAGCCCAAAGCCACTGTCAAGACTGGAAATTTATCGGCAAACCAAAAATGCAAATAATCTATAATGTGAGGTGAGGAGATGCGATTTACACTTGTTGTCGAAAACGAAGACGGCAAACAGCTTGACATGACGGAAACAGCAAATAAGTACATGACTTCAAAAGTGGAGGGGCTATCTCCTCCAGCCGGAACAATCAACACATCCGCTTATGCCGGAATAAATGGGAGCCACCTAAATAGGGCATTTATTGAGAAACGGAATGTGGTGATCTCGTATAGAATGAAAGGCGTTGATATTGAATCACGCCGTCATGCGTTATATAGAGTGGTCAAACCCTCTCATTATATCAAGGTGTATTACCGCACCAGCAAAATCAGCGTATATGCAGAGGGATATGTAGAAACAAATGAAGTTGATAATTTTACTGACCAAACCACAGGACAAATCAGCATTATATGCCCAGATATCTACTGGTATAGTTTGACAGAACAGGTTTCAGAATATCGCAATATCTCTGGGGGATTCAAATTTCCTTTTGCTATTGACAGCAAAGGTGTACCGCTTGGGTATTATCAGAGATCTAAATATCTCCATTTGCAAAATGATGGCGATGAAATCGGTTTAACATTTGTGATTACCGGAATTGGCGGAACTGGGAAAAGCACTCGTAATCTCTGCATATACAATGCAGAAACTGGTGCATACATGCGGATTGGGAATCCGATTGAAAACGGAGATATCCTTACCATTACAACGCACATTGGGAGAAAAACATGCATCTTGACAAGGAATGGCGTGCAAGAAAACTGGATTGGAAATTTGAAATTGTCTGAATGGCTTACCGCCAAAACAGGCGAAAACACATTTTATGTTGACGGCATGGGAATTTCATATGTGTCTATAAAAGCGATTTTGCGTGTCGGATATTTGGGAGTGTGAATATGTATCTGAATATCTATCAATTTTCTGAACCGGATGAGAGCGGAAGCTATTATCAGCCATTGACACAGATTGCAATTTGTGATACATTCACATCCCTTATCTGGGATGTGGAATATTATGAATGCGGAGCGTTTGAAGTGTATATTGGCGCAAGTCAAGACAATGTACAAATTTTTAGGCGTGGAAGAGTAATTGGGCGGTCTGACGATGCAAAAAATTACGGGATCATCGAAGATGTCAAGTTGGAAACAGACGCTGAAAATGGAGATTATCTGACTGTAAAGGGAAGATTTTTGATGTCTTTGCTGGAAAGAAGAATCATATATCCAACATTGACGTATACCACACAGAAAACATATGGCGAAATTGTGCAAGCTGCTGTCAAAAAGAACTGTATAAAATCATGGGCATCCTCTGCTGCAAGAGTGATTCCATCGCTAGAATTGGGGACGATATCTGGGGATTGTTGGAATCTCCAAAACGTGCTGCAAGTCAGTTATGAGAATCTTATGCAATGGATATATACAATTTGCGAATTGGTCGGCGGAACTGCAAACATTGTTTTAGTTCCGTATGTTTTCGGAAATGATGATGGGAGATTCAAGTTGCAATTTAATTTGTCAGCGGGCGTTGATAGAAGCATCACACAATCCGAACGTGCAGCTGTTGTGTTCTCCGATGCATACGACAATCTTATAAATTACACCTATGAGACAGACAGCACGGAATACACAAACTTTGCATATGCCTTTGGACAGGGGACAGGAGCAGACCGCAAACAAGCCATATACTATTCCGGAAAGCACGAACCACAGCGACTTGATCGTTATGAATTGTATGTAGATGCAAACGATATCTCAACCACAGAAAACGACAACGGAACTGAAAAAGAAATACCAGAGGCACAATACAAACAGCTTCTGGTGTCACGTGCAGCGGAAAAACTAACGGAAATCAAAACCAGTAGTGAAGCAACTATCGCTTCTGACGAGCGACAATATCAATACGGAGTTGACTATTCCGTTGGCGATTACGTCACAATTGAAAATACACATTTCGGGCTTGTTACAGAGAAAATACAAATAATCGGTATGATTGAGAGCTTTGACAAAGACGGCTATAGCTTAACGCCTGTAATGCAGACGCTGGAGGGATGATAAAATGAATACAGTAAAAATTAAAACGCCGCTTGAATACGGTTTTTTTAATTGTGCCGATGGAACAGAAGACAGAGTCTATACGGCGGAAAACTTTACAGGATATTTATCGGCGATTATCTGCGATGGCATCCTCGACACGTGGGGAGATTGCTTTTCTCTGTCTTATAGCGGCAGCTCGCTAACCGTTGGCTCTGGGTATGCTTGGATTGGCGGACATTATGCGATTCTTGCACAGCCCCAGGTCATTGACGTATCTGCTTATGCAGACACGGGCTTGTCACGCATGATCGCCGTCGGCATTTCCTGTGATACCGCATCTTCGGTGCGTGCCTGCTCCTTCGAGGTCGCCGCCGGACTTGCCGGCAGTTCTGACAAGCCGGCGTTCGCCGTCACTGACACTAAGAAGTACCTTACGCTGTGCTATATCAAGCTGGCGGCAGGCGGTGCTATCGACAGTTTGCAGGATGTACGGGACGACGAAACCCTCTGCGGTTATTGCAAGTGCATTCTTGGCAAGTGCAGAGTGACCGAAATGCTCACTGAAATGGCAAAGACGAATGCCACGCTGGACGAACTGCAATGAACAGCCAGATTTCCGAACTGCAAAACAAGGTAGATGATTTGACCGCAGGCGAAATCCTATCGACCGGACAATGTGGCGAGAATGTCTACTATGTACTTTATGACAGCGGAAAGCTGCTGCTGCGTGGCTCAGGAGCAACGTATGACTATGAGATCAGCGATTCTCCGTTTTATGAAAGCGAGGAAATCAAAAAGCTGGTCGTTAGTAAGGGTATTACCGAGATCGGCAACAGTATTTTTGAACGGTGTAGCAATATGACAATGGCAAGTTTCCCGAACACATTGAAACGAATCGGCAAACGTGCTTTTTTCCAATTTTCAGATGGTGGTTTGACTACGCTGCAAATTCCATCTTCTGTGGATACGATCGGAGATGAGGCGTTTGCAAACCAGTCTATGGTCACAGTCACTTTACCAGAAACATTGACAACACTAGGAACTTACCTATTTCAGAGTGCAGATGCTTTGCAGAGTGTTCGGGTAGAATGCGCAGAAATTCCGGCATTTTGCTTTGTAAGATGCAAAAAACTGAATCAGATGACGATCAGCAAGAACGTGAAGAAGATTGGCGCAAACAGCGTTAATTACTGCACTCTGCTGGATACGATCACCTATGAGGGCAGTTTGGAAGAATGGAAGGCAATTGAAAAGTATGCAAACTGGGACGGCAACAGCAGCACAAGCCCTGGGTATCTGAACAATATTGTCTGCGTTGACGGAACAATGGCATATGACCGTGACAACAAGACGTGGAATGAGGTGAAAAGCTGATGCTGAAATTTTGCATCTATGGGCAGAAAATTGAATTGATAAACCGTCAGAATATCGCTGATCAGCAGATCTGTTTCGTGGATATGTGCTTTCTGTTCTCTCCGGACTGGGAGCAGCTGGACAAGACGGCGCAGTTCGCACAGGGCGAAAAGACTTACAACGTGCATCTTGGCACAGATATCGTCTGCCACTGCCTACTCCCAGCGGAGCTGCAAACCGGCTGTGTCAGCGTTAGCGTGTTCGGCTATGCGGTGGACGGCTCGGTTCGTGCGACGACCGTTCCCCTCGGCATCGGCATCAAGCGTTCTGGCTTCCAGGGCGACGGCGAAACGCCTATCCCGCCCACACCTGATTTGTACGCCCAGCTGTTAGACGCCATCGACAAGAAGATTGCATCCCTGCATGACGGCAAAGACGGAGCAGATGGAAAATCCGCCTATGAGATCGCCGTGGATAATGGATATACCGGTACGGAGCAGGCGTGGCTAGCATTCCTCAAAGGGGACAAGGGAGACACCGGCGAACCAGGTGCGGCTGGTGAAAAAGGTGAACCCGGCGAAAAAGGGGATACCGGAGCCGCCGGAAAAGACGGCAGGGACGGCACAGATGGTACGGCAGGACGTGATGGGGCAAACGGTTCGTCTGCCTATGAAATTGCCGTACAGCACGGCTACAGTGGTTCAGAGGTGGCGTGGCTGGAATCCCTGCACGGTGCAGACGGAGCAAAGGGCGATACCGGTGCAGACGGTTTTTCTCCTTCCGCCAAAGTGGAAAAGACCGGCAATGTTGTAACCATCACTATGACCGACAAGGACGGAACAACCACGGAATCCTTTACAGAGGGCGCAGCTGTAGACCTGACACCATATGCAACAAAGGCTTTTAGCAGTGTGCGGCTCGGAAACTCCGGAGAAAACATGTTTGTCGCCTCCAATAAGTCAGATGTTATTACATTTGACGTGGATGGCGGGATCACCATCGAAATTGACAAAGACCAGAAATCTGTGATAATCGGATGCCATACCCACACCAACAAGGAAATTTTGGATGCAATGGAAGCGGCATATACCGCAGATAAGGACAAAAAACTGACAGAAATAGAAGACACCAACACCACATACACGCTTTCCAGAAAAGCCTTTGCAACGAAATTTGACGGCGTGAACACGTTGCTGTATAACAGCTACAATAAAAGCGGAAAGAGCATCGGCACGTCCGAAATTGACATCCAGCCGACATTTACTGCGCTGGGAACATCGGTTTTGACGAGCGGAAAAGGCTATATCCCGATTTTGGACAGTAGATATGAAACCCGGTACGGTGACAAATCCGATATGGATGCTTATATCAAAGCAGACCCGCATTACACAAGCCTGATCTATCTTGACAGCATGTATGACGGAAGCACTACGGTATCCAATGACAATACGGTGCTTGTTGTAGAAGTCCCGCTGGAAGCAACCCGCTTTATTGGCGCAAATGCCACAGAAGAGCAGCAGGGACTTATGGCACCAGAGGACAAGGCAAAGCTGGACTCGGTTGATCCGTTGGCTTGGGTTGTGGGCGGAACCATGGAAATCAGCGGGACAATGTCAACAAATCTGCCGGATAAGCAGTCTTTTGTCGGGTGGTACAACAAC